TCGTTGAAGGCAATACGATCAGCGACGGGCGCACCATCACCGCCGGCATGATCGATGAGATCGTCGCGACCTTCAATCGCGACACCTACAGCCCGCGCATCAATGTCGAGCATATCGCGGGCTACAGCCCCGAGCCGCCTTTCAATGGCTATGGCGACGTCTATGCGGTGCGGGCGCAGGACGATGAGATCAGCATCGCGGGCAAGACCGAAAAGCGTCGTGCGCTCTATGTCCAGGTCGACGCCAATGACCAGCTCCTCGGCCTGGCCGCGACCGACCAGAAGCCCTATCCCTCGGTCGAGCTGACCCCGTCCTATGCAGGCTGCGGCAAGACGGGCATCGTCGGGCTGGCCTTCACCGACAATCCGGCATCGATCGCGACCCAGCGCCTGCAATTTTCGCGCTCCGCGCCCGGCACCTTCCACGCGCACGGCGCCGAGGCGATCGCCCTGGAATTCGACGCCGCGCCGATCGACGTCACCAAGCCCGACGGCGCCATCGCCAATTTCTTCAATACGCTGGCGTCGAAATTCGGCCGCGCTGAGGTCGAGAAGCCCAAGGAAGAGCCGAAGCCCCAGACCCCGCGCGAGCCCGCCAATGACAATGGCTTCGACGCGGGCGAATTCGCCACCGAGGTCGGCAAGACCGTCGCCCAGTCGATCGCCGCTGCCATGAAGCCGGTCACCGACGCCCATGCCAAGCTCGCCGAGGATTTCTCGGCGCTCCAGGCGAGGCTGGAAAAGGCCCCGGTCGACACCTTCAGCCGCTCGCCCGCCACGGGCGGCAGCACCGCCGTCCTCACCGACTGCTGATCGGCCCCGACCGCCCCCGCCCGCAAGCACAGGACCGCCCCTTACCATGAAGAATCATACCCGCACCGCCTTCAATGCGATGCTCGGCCAGATCGCCACCATCAATGGCGTCGAGTCCGATGTCGTGCGCGGCGAAAAGCAATTCTCGGTCGCGCCCGTCGTCGAACAGAAGCTGGAAGAAGTGATCCAGCAGTCGAGTGAATTCCTCGGCAAGATCAATATTATCCCGGTCGATGCTCAGGAGGGCGCGAAGGTCGGCATGGGTGTCACCCGTCCGATCGCCAGCCGCACCCTGACCAATGCCGCCACCGGCGTGCGCCGCAAGCCCATCGACCCGACCGATACCAGCGACCGGGGCCGCTATTTCTGCGCCCAGACCAATTCGGACACGGCGATCAAGTACGGCAAGCTGGACATGTGGGCGCACAAGCCCGAATTCCAGACCCTCTATCGCAACACGATCGTCGCCCAGCAGGGCCGCGACCGCATCATGATCGGCTGGAACGGCGTCGCCCGCGCCGACACCACCGACATCGTCGCCTTCCCGCTCCTCCAGGACGTTAACTTCGGCTGGCTCTACAAAATCCGCTATTACGCGCCCGCGCGCCACATGGCGGGCGGTGCCCTCACCCCGGCCACGCGCGATGCGACCACCGGCCGCGTCACGGCAACGGGCAAGATCTACGTCGCCCAGGGCGTGCCCGGCACGGAGGTCGATTTCACCAATATCGATGCGTTGGTCACCGACGCGATCGAGGTCATGGATGAATGGCATCGCGACGATACCGACCTGGTCGTGATCGTCGGTCGAGATCTGGTGTCCGACCGCTTCCTCAATGTCATCAATGCGGCAGGCGATCGGGCTACCGAGATGGAGGCGCGCAATCGCATCCTGACGCTCCCGAAGCAGGTCGGCGGTAAGACGGCCGTGCTCGTGCCCTTCTTCCCGGCCAATGCCATCCTCATCACCAAGCTCGATAATCTGTCGATCTACGTCCAGAACGGCTCGCGCCGACGCACCATCCGCGAGGAGCCGGAATACGACCAGGTCGCCGACTATCAGTCGGTCAATGAGTCCTATGTCGTCGAGGATTACGGCTGCGCCGTCCTCATCGAGAATATTCAGCAGAGCAAGAAGGCCTAAGCGGCCGCTCGCTGTCACCCTGTAGCCCGCCACCCAGGACACGCAAATGAGCCTCGCTCGTCAGACCCGCGACCATGTGTTGTCGCTTATCGCTGCCGCCAGTGCGTCCGCTCCTGCTGGTGGCGGGCTCGCCCCCGCCATGCACCGCGAAGAGCAGCCGCTCTACACCCCCGCGATCGAGGTCGCGGCCAAGCAGATCAACTTGCGCCTCACCCACGACCTGCGCCGCCTAAAGGACATCAAGTCCCGTCCGCTGAAGATCGCCGCCAAGCGCGAGATGATCCCCGAATATCGCGCCTGGATCGACGGCGAGCTGGCGGCCGGGGAAGCCATGGAGCGCGGCCAGATCGCGGCCTCGCCCGCGATCGAGATCCTCCCCACCGTCATGGTCTGGGCGATCGACACCGACGATTGGCCGCTCGCCCTGCGCCTGGCCGCCCATGTCCTGCGCCACGACGTGCCGCTGCCCGCCCGCTATGAGCGCGACGCCGCCACCCTGATCCTGGAAGAAGTCGCCGAGGCGGCGCTGCGCGCCCAGAATGCGGGCCAGAGCTTCCCGCTCGACGTGCTCCAGGCAGTCGAGGCCCTGGTCGACGGCATCGACATGCACGACCAGCCGCGCGCCAAGATGCTGAAGGCGATCGGCACCGAGCTGATCCGCGTCAGCGAGGCGCACGCCGAGGGCACCCCCGATCGCGCCCAGGCCGCCGCCCATGCGATCGAGCCGCTGCGCCAGGCCTTCGCGCTGGATCCGCGCATCGGCGTCAAGACCGTCATCCAGCGCCTGGAAAAGGTCATCGCCAAGACCGCGCCGGACGGCCTTCAGACCGATCTGGACCGCGTCCGCGCCGAAGCGCTCGCCCTCGGCATGTCGGACGCGGACGTCGCGATCTGGCTCCAGACCGTCGATGCCGCGACCGATAGCCGCCCGATCGACCTGATCGCCGACGGCAAGGCGGACGGCGTGATCGATGCCCTCAAGGCCGCTGCCCAGCGCGGCATTGCCTGACCCTCGAAAGACAGGACCTACCATGCGCCTCTCCAAGCTCGCCCTGATCTGCGCCGCCACCCTCGCCGCCCTGCCCCTCGCCGCCTGCGGCCCGACTGCGCAGGAACGATGCGCAGGCGCCAAGGACGCAGTAACCTGTATGGCCGTCGCCAGCTCGGGCGGCGATGTGAAGGACTATCTGGTCGGCGGACTGGCTGGCGCCGCACTGGCGTCCCAGCTTTCCGGCGGATCGTCCCGCCCGACCGTAATCCACCATCACGCGCCCGCGACCTACTATCCCCGCCCCGCCTATCAGGCGCCGATCCGCACCCGCACCGTCACGACCACCACCCGCCGTAGCCTTTTCGGCGGTGGCTCGGTCACCCGCACCACCACCAGCTATCGACCGAGCTTCCGCTCGCGTCGCTGACCAGGCTCGCCCCCCGGCGCCGGGGGCGGATCGCGCGTGGCGGGAGGGACCTTCGGGTCTGAGGGCCGCCACGGACCCGATCCCCACCCCTGGATCTCCTGAAGGACCCCGCCCATGACCACCCTCCTGATCCTCATCGCCGCGATCTGCCAGGGGCTCGGAGCATGGGCCGCCTTAGCCGGTGCGCTGGCTCTGGCCTGTCAATTCGACCCCGCCACCATCGGCCTGCCCGCCGTCCACCGCACCCGCGCCCGCTGCGCACTCTGGGCGCTGGTCTTCGCGATCGGCATCGCGCTGACGATCGCGGGCGCGGCGCTCGCCGCCCAGGTCATCGGCGCACCCGCATGACCGCCACTTTCATTCCCACCATTCTGCCTGGCGATCCCGCGCCCGGCGTCCCCCCGCCCGCCCCGATCGTGACGGGCGGGTGGTTCCCGCCGATCGACCCCGCGCTTTTTCGCGATGAGCAGCGGGTCGACGCCAATGCCATCACCGACGCGCGCGTCCGCCAGGCGCTGATCGCGGCGATCATCCGCGTCGGCCGCGACCTGGAGGAATGGCGGCTCGACCAGGTCGCGGCGGGCTTTACCACGCTCGACCAGGTCCCCGGCTTGCGGATCGATGACCAGTCCGAGCTGGCGATCCTCTACCGCCGCGCCGTCTTCACCGCCGCCAAGGCCGAGATCGTCGAGCGCTTCGTCGACGTCGACCTGACCGGCCGGGGTGAGCGCTCGGCCGACCAGCTCGACCCGACCGTCGCCGAGCTGCGCCGCGACTCGGTCCATGCCTTGCGCGAGATACTCGGCGTCGGGCGCATGACGGTAGATCTGATCTGATGGACCAGGTGCGCGCCCGTGCCGGGGAGACGCTCGACGCGCTGATCTGGCGCACGCGCGGCCTCGGCCCCGACGATCTGCCCGCCATACTCGCCACCAATCCCGGCCTGGCCGCGCTCGGGCCCGTCCTGCCGATCGGCACCGCCGTGACCCTTCCCGACGCCCCGCCCGCCACCCGGCAGCGCGATGTCGTCCAGCTCTGGACCTGATCCCATGCAGAAAATCATCCACGATGTCGGCGACGCGCTGCTCGCCTTCCTCATCACCCTGGTCCCCGGCGCGGCGGGCGCGGCCGTCAGCCTGGTCTATGAGCAGGGCCTCAGCTGGTCGAAGCGCGTGACCCAGATGATGGTCGGCATCACCGTCAGCTATTTCGCCCGCAATATGGCGAACAGCTTGACCGGCTGGGACGATTATCTGCTCCAAGCGGTGGGCTTCGTCGTCGGCATGACCGCCTTCAAGGCCACCCCCGCCCTGATCGCGGGTGTCGTCGAGCGTGCCCCGCTGCTGCTGACCTTGGTCGATCGCTTCCTGAAGAAAGATGCGAAATGACCTATGATCGTTCCCGCCTGTCCCGTGAGATCGCACGGGACGAAGGCGACAAGCTGGCCGTCTATCGCTGCACCCAGGGCTTTCGCACCATCGGAAAGGGCCGCAATCTCGACACGGTCGGGATCTCGGCCGCCGAGACGGCCGCGCTCGGCATCACCGTGGCGAGCTGCATCGCGCGGGGCATCACCCAGGCGCAGAGCAATGCCCTTTTCGGCAATGACATCGCCCGCACCGAAGCGGATCTCGATCGCCATCTGCCCTGGTGGCGCCAGCTCGATCCGGTGCGCCAGCGGGTGATGCTCAATATGTGCTTCAATCTGGGCATCGGCATGCCTCCGACCCGTACCCGTAAGGGCGAGGGGCTGCGTGCCTTCGTCAATACCCTGCCCAGGATCCAGCGTGGCGACTGGCCCGGCGCCGTCGCAGGAATGCGCGCCTCGCTATGGCACCGCCAGGTCGGCGCCCGCGCCGAGCGCCTGGAGGCGATGATGCTGACCGGAAAGGAGCCGCGATGATCTGGATCCGCAAAATCTGGGGCGGCCTGCGTACCGAGCTGCCCTTCATCGTCCTGCTCGCCGTTGCTGCTGTCGGTGGCTGGCTATACGTGCAGGCCCGCCATGCCGAGCGCGATCGCGACGACGTGACCCGCCGGGCCGAGCTGGTCTGCGCCAAGGTCGGCGTCGACTGGCAGGAAAAGCACCGGCGTGGCCCCGGCGCCGCCTGCGCCGATCGCGCTGCCCAGCTGCGCACCGATCGCGAGGCCATCGATCGCCAGACCGCCGATCTGCTCGCCGCTGCCATCGCGCGCGGCAATGCCCTGTCCGCATCCGATGCCCAGGCGGCCCGCGCCGCCCTCGCCCGCGCCCAGGCGGCCGAGCGCAAAATGGAGAATGCCAATGCCCAAGCCGATGCGACCGATCATGTCGGTGTGGACTGGATCGCTGCTCTTAATGGCCTTGCCGGGCTGCACCACGCGCCGCGCTGACCTGACGCCGCCAGCACCCGTCGCCATCGCGGTCGAGCCACCCCGCCCGCCCGCCGAGCTGCTCGCCTGTGCCGATCGCGCGCGCGCCCTCGCCGAGGATCCCGCGCTGCTCGCCACCATTCCCGCCGCCTGGCGCAAGGGCCTGATCGGCCTGGCCCGCGCCGCAGGGGTCAATGCGGACCGGCTAGACCGCCTCACCAATTGGATCGCGCCGGGCCGCTGCCCGGCCCAGGAGTAATCATGGCCCAGTCGACCATCGAGCAGCGCCGCGCCATCTATGACCGCACCGCCCCCGACCTCGCGCCCGGCGCATCCAAGAAGCCCTTTGCAATCGTCCCCAGCGACACCGTACCGCTTCCTGACAAGGTCAAGGGCATCTACATCGGTACGGGCGGCGACGTCACCGTGCGCGGTGTCGACGGTGCGGCGGACGTGACGTACAAGAATCAGCCCGACGCCAGCTATATCCAAGTCGAGGCACGCTATGTCCGTGCGACCGGCACCACCGCCACCAATCTGATCGGGGAGGCCTGATCGATGGCACGACGCTCGGGTGCGTCATTCGGCGGGTCGTTGACGATCGCGCGCCTCATGGCGCTGCTCGATAAGAATGGGCTGACCGACGCTCAGGCACGGGCAGCGATCGGCGCGGCCGAGACGCTCGATGACGGCCTGGCCGCGATCGGCGTGATGACGGTACAGCCCGATCCCGCGCCGACCTATGGCCTGATCGCTGCGACGAAGGACGGCTCGACCGGTCAGACCTATAGCCTGATCGGCGAGGCGACGACGTGGACCAATATCCGCTGGTATCGCCGCGCGCTGGCCGCGCCCTTCGCCATGACGCCGATCGCCAATGCCGCCGCGGCCACCTATGTCGCGCAAGGCGCGGACCAGGGCTTTCGCCTGGTCGCACGCGGCCGCTGGCGCGGGCTGAAGCGCGCCGCCATGGCGGTGCATGTCGTCTTCGCCCCGCCGATCCTGCTCGAAGGGTTCGAGACGGCCAGCGACTGGACCACCAGCGCAGGCGCGGCCATCGCCTCTACGGCCAGCGGCGCAGTACAGGGCACAAATGCGCTCGAAATTCGGGGCACGGGCACCGTCGCCCCCAAGGTCGACAAAAGCAACATTGGAACCTTCGACCCTGCAAGTCTAGGAATCATGTGCATTTATGCTGATCTTGGCCAGGATACGGTGTTTCAGCAGACGAACGCAATTCGCCGCTGCTTAACGCGGGGCGGCGTGGAATATTCTACCGGCTCTGGAGGCGGTTTCGGCTACTCGGAAGCCACCTATCAGACCCCGGCGCCGCAATATTTTGGAGGCTTTTGGGACGCGTGGGCGGCCTCCGAAATGGGCACATCGTCGTCGGCCGGTAGCTTTTCCGGCATCGGGTGGGGCCAGCTTGGCGCATCGGTGGCCATTGGCACCGCGCCGCCTTATGCTCCGACGACGAAAATCGATGCGCTGCTGGCCCGCGCAGGCGGTCGCCCGACGATCATGCTCGACTTCGACGACGTCTTCGCTAGCCAGTACGAAGCCGCTTGGCCGCTCCTGAAGGCGCGGAATGTCCCGGTGACGATCAATGTCGTCGCCAATCGCATGGACCAGCTGAATCGCCTAACGACTGCGCAGCTGCGCGAGATGGTGGCGGGCGGGTGTGGCGTTGGTATCAATACCACCGATGATGGGCCGCTGACGGGCAAGGGCACCGTCGACGCGGCGATTGCCGATCTGCTGGCCAATCGCAAATGGCTGACCGACCGGGATTTCACCGGCGGTGGTATTGATCACCTGGTCTATCCGAATGGCACATACCAGACGACCGGCACGAAGGCGCAGGCCAGCGCGGTGACCAGTAACGGCAGCGATACCGTCACCCTTGGGTCCGCCCTGACAACGGTGACCGTGGGCATGGCGGTCGCCGGGTATAATGTGCCGCCCGGCACGACGGTGCTGGCGGTCAATAGCACGACCTCTCTCAAGCTCAGTTCGACGATCCCGGCCCAGACCAAGGCCATGTCCTTCACGGACGTGTCGTCGCCCTTCGCGCCCAATCGACTGCTTCAGGCCCTGCGCGCGGCAGGTTTCAAATCGGCACGCACAACGCTCGGCCGGGGCGGCGTGCATACTCGCTTCGGCCCGGCCGGGCGGGCGATGACCATGGCGGGCAACGCGACCAGCAATCGGACCCAGCAGCAACTGATTGATCTGGTGGCACAGGTGATACTGCGCGGCACCTCGGCCATCTTCTACACTCATGGCGTCCTGTCCGGTGCCAGCGGCGTGGATACCGATCTGTCTTTTTACGCCTGGTGGATTGGCTACCTCGCCGACCTTCGCGACGCGGGGATCATCGATCTGCTCACCCGCGCACAGTGGTGGATGCGGGACGGCTCGGCGGGGGTGCCGATCTGATGCAGAAGGTCGAAGCCTTGCGCAACCTTCTGGTCCGCGCGGTGCCCGCACTGACGGCCGATCCGTCGAAGCTGGCGTTCTTCGTCGATCGCGGGCGGATCGGCGCACGGATGGGCAATCTGTCCTTCGAATATCGTTACAGCGTCAACCTGGTCCTCTTGGATTATGCAGGCGACCAGGATGCGGTGATCGTGCCCATCATCGCCTGGATCGCCGAGCATCAGCCCGAGCTGCTCCAGCGTCAGGACAGCGAGCCCTTCGGCTTCGAAAGCGAATGGCTCGCCCAGGACAAGCAGGACCTGTCAATCACGATAGACCTGACCGAGCGGGTGATGGTCCGGCGCGTCGAAGGCGGCGTCACCACCGAGCACCTGGCCGATACCCTGCCACCCGACATCTTTCCCGGCGCCGAGGATGCCCGGCTGTGGCAGGGCCTGGCCGAGGACCTGGTGGCGGGCGATACGGCGATCGTCGGGCCCCGATGAGCGAGGATTTCGCCCCCATCGAGCAGCTGGCGGGCAATCTCCTGCAAAGCCTGTCCGCGCCGGAGCGCCGGTCGCTGCTGCGCAAGCTGGCCCGCGCGCTGCGCGCCACCCAGTCCGAGCGGATCGGCCGCCAGCAGAATCCCGACGGCTCGGCCTATACCCCCCGCCGTCCCCGCCGGGAGGTCAAGCCCGGCAATTTCGCCGTGAAATTCCTGTACCCCAAGGGCGATGCCAATGCCCGCCTGGTCTTCATGAAATCATGGGTACGCCAGGGCCCGCTGATCACCGGCTTCGACGCCGAGGCGGGGGCGATCCGCTCCTTTTTCTGGGACAAGGTCGACCGCTTCCTGCCTGTCGAGCCCGAGGATCAGAATAAGGCGGCGGGGAAACTGCGACGGCGCGGCGCCATTCGCCGCGCCGCCATGTTCCGCAAGCTGCGCTCCGGTCGCTTCCTCCGCTCCGGCGCCACCGATAGCGAGGCCTGGATCGGCTTTACCGGCCGCGCCTCGCTGATCGCCTCGATCCACCAGGACGGGGGCATGGATGCCCCCAAGCTGGGCGGTCGCCAGATCCGCTATGCCCAGCGCGGACTGCTCGGCCTGACCGAGCGGGAGCGCGGGCTGGCGATCGACATGCTCCTGGATCACGTCGCGGGCCGCTGATCCTGTAGAGGCGCTCTCTACAAGAGCGGGGCCTAGCCACCCTTTGGCGACGCGCCAGACATGGGCGGCAATATGGCCGCCACCTCCACCACCGTCGACCTGTCTCGCCTGACCCCGCCCGTGCTTGTCGAGCAGCTGGCGTTCGAAGCGATCCTGTCCGCGATGGTCGCGGACGTGCAGGCCCGCCTTCCCAGCTTCGACGCGACGGTCGACGACGATCCGGCGGTGAAGATACTCCAGGTCGCGGCCTATCGCGAGCTGCTTATCCGTCGCCAATTTCAGGATGCGGCGCTCCAGCTGCTGGTCGCCTATGCGCGTGGCGCCGCGCTCGATCATCTCGGCGCGCTGGTCGCGGTCACGCGCCAGACCATCACTCCCGCCAATGCGGCGACCGGCGCTGCGGCGGTAATGGAAAGCGACGACGATTATCGCCAGCGGATCGTGCTGGCCCCCGAAGCCTTTTCGACCGCCGGGCCTGAACTGGCCTATGTCGCCCTCGCTAAGGGCGCTGCCGGTGACGTGCTCGACGCCAGCGCCATCTCTCCGGCGCCCGGCGAGATCCTGCTGTCCATCCTCTCCCGCACCGGGGACGGCACCGCCCCCGCCTCGCTGATCGCCGCGGTGCTGGCCGCGACCAGTGCGCGGGACAAGCGCCCGCTGGGCGATGCGGTGACCGTGCGATCCGCGCAGATCCGAAATTTCGCCATCAATGCCCGGCTCATCACATTTTCCGGCCCGGATCTCGCCGTCGTCATCGCCAATGCACGGGCGCGGCTCGACGCCTATCTGATCGAAAATCGCCGCATCGCCCGCACGATCACGCAGTCCGGCATCATCGCCGCCCTGACCGTGGCGGGCGTCCACCGTGTCGACCTGATCGGCCCGGCCGAGGATGTCGCCTGCGACCGCACCCAAGCGGCCTGGTGCACGGCGATCACCGTCGAGCATGGGGGCTATGCGTCGTGACGCTGCTGCCCCCCAATGCCACACCGCTGGAGCGCGCCTTGGAGGCGGGAGTGGCGCGGATCAGCGACGTCGATGCGCCGATCGACACGCTGGTCGATCCCGCCCGCATCGCCGCACAATGGCTGCCTTGGCTGGCCTGGGGTCTTTCCGTCGATGCCTGGGACAGCACCTGGCCCGAGGCCACCAAGCGCCAGGCCGTCGCCGAGTCGATTGCTCTTCACCGCATCAAGGGCACCCGCGCCTCGGTCGAGCTGATCCTGTCGCGGATCGACGATCTGGCGCGGGTGATCGAATGGCACGAGGATCGCGACCGCCTGGCCCCGCACACCTTCGAGGTCGAGATCCCGCTGGTCACCATGGCGGGCGCCGCTGGCGGTGCCCGCGCCCAGGCGGCGATCGTCGACGACATCATCACGGCGGTGGAGCGGGTCAAGCCGCTGCGCGAGCACCTGACGGTGGTGCAGGCGCTGGGCCTGTCGGGGAATATCGCGGTGCAGGGCCATGCCCGCATGACAGCCTATCGGCGCGATGGCGTCACCCTCGTCAATGACACCGCGCCCGACTGGGACTTCTACCTTCAGACCGAGCTGGGCGAGCCGATCCAGGCCGAGACCGGCGCCATCCTGGATACCGCGCCATGATCCCGCTGACCCTCATCATCACCCGCGCCGGTATGGCCAAATTCACCGCCGCGCAGCTGACCGCCGGGCTGGACCTGACGATCGCGGCGGTGGGCCTGACCGATCAGGCCATCGTCGCCGCCCCGACGCTGACCGCGCTGCCCGGCGAATTTCGCCGCGTGACCATGGTGTCGGGCAAGGCGGTGGGGGACGCCGTCGTCCACATGACTATGCGCGACGATGCCGAGATCGGCTACACCGCGCGCGGCTTCGGGCTTTTCCTCGCCGATGGCACGCTCTTTGCCGCCTATGGCCAGAATGATCCGCTATTCCAGAAATCGCCGCGCGCCACCTTTTTCGCCGCGCTCGACCTGGCCTTCCCGACCAGCGACATCACCCGCCTGACCTTCGGCGCCACCGATTTCCTCAATCCGCCCGCCACCAGCGACACCAAGGGCGTGGTCGAGCTGGCGACCGAGGCCGAGGGGCTGACCGGCACCGACACGCTGCGCGTGGCCCCCGTGTCGGTCGTCCGTGCGATGATCGCCGCGCTGATCGCACCGATCGCCAGGGCGGTGTCGGACCTGGCCGATGATATCGAGCTGGCGCTCGGTGGCCTGGCCGCCAAAAAGATCAATGGCAGTGGCCTGGTCTCGGGCGGTGGGCGCAATGACACCGATCGCACGCTGACCGTCAACGCCGCGACACCGCTGGAAATCCGCCTCGGGACGGTGGCTGACAAGGCCGTCACGCCGAAGGCATTGGTGGATGCGCGCATGGTCTACGTCGTCGACAGCCGCGAAGGCTATCGCTCGCTGTCGGACGGCTCGGTCGAGCAATGGGGCGTGGCCGATATCGGTCGCACCACCGAGGGCTTCTTTACGCTCACCTTTCCCACGCCCTTCCCCACCGAATGCACCGGGATTTTCACCATGACCCGAAATCTGAATGGCACCGATCAGGGCCTGACCAGCATTCAGGAAAAAGAGCTGACCGCGGCCCAGGCGACCCTTTACGCCCAGAATCACACCGCCGCGCTGAATGAAACCGGTGGATTCCGCTGGCGGGCCTGGGGGCGCTGACATGGCCAAGATCACCGATCTGCCCCAGACCGCCGCGCTGACTGGCGCCGAGCATCTGCCGATCGTACAGGGCGGCGCGACGAAGCGCACGACCATGGCCGCCTTCCGCGACCTGATCACCCCCTACCTCCAGCAATGGTACAAGGGGGACAAGGGCGACACGGGCGCGGCGTCCAATAGCTTCGTGACGCTGGACGCGATGAAGGCCCTCGACCCGGTGAAATTCCCCTCGGCGACGCTGGTCGATCGCAAGGCGGCGCCCAGGATCTATGCCTATGTCGAGGGCGATTTCACCGGCCTGGCCGATGACGATTATATCGTCGCGCTGAAGAATACGCCCATCGCGACCGGCGCCCTGGTGCGTGCCGAGGACACCATCAGCGTCACGAAATTCATGCCGCCCAATGGCGTCGCCAATGCACGTCTGCGCCTGCACAGCTATGACTGTACGGCCGCCTTCAATCTGGCCTTCGAGGTGGCGCGGGTGACCGCGCGCAATGTCTATGTCCCCGACGGGTCATATCTCGTGGGAAATCTGCGGTTCGGCACCCAGAGCACCACGGTCCAGTCCCCGGCGCCATGCGGCCTCATCGGTCAGAGCAAGACCGGCACGGTCTTGAAGGCCAAGCCCGGCCTGACCGGCACGCTGCTGCAATCGCTGTCGGTGGCGGGGGTCACCTTCCGCGACTTCGGTATCGATACGGTCGGCAGCAAAGCCGTTGCCTGGGATTGCGCCTGGAAGGCGGGTGCGGGGCCGTCGACGCAGTGCGTGATCGAAAATCTCATGATCACCGTCCATGACGATTTCACCGATGGACAGGTGGCGCATGTCAACTGGGATGACCTGAACGACAGCTATCCGCGCGGCGTGACCGTCCGGGCCGGTGTCACGCCCAGCTACACCAATCTGTACATCTCCATGGTGCAGTCGGGTGGTCTCAGTGCCATGAATGGCTGCATCTGGACCGGCGGTATCCTGCGCTTCGGCTGTCAGGATGGTGAGATCAATCACAGCTGGGGCACCGGCATCGAATTCGCGTCGGGATGCCTCAATTATGTGCGCATCTCCGCTGGGTATATGTACGCCAACCCGGTCAAAAAGACCGTATTCTGGTCGCAGAGTTACGCGCCCAATACTGGTATGAAATCCCTGCTTATTGATGCCACCCAGCTTAACAGCGAAGCGTCGCCCGGTATCCTTTCCTATTTCGACATCAATCTTTTCGGCTCGCTGGTCATTCGGGGCAGCGAATTCATCGGCACCGCGCCCTATCTTTTCGGCGACAAGGCCCGTGGCGACGGCATCGGCCTTTCGCTCTGCCGGATCGAGGCGGGCGCGCATAATCAGCTCGCCAGCGACGGCTTTCGGGACAGCGTAAATGGCAGTCGGATCGAGGTCGAGGTCGAAGGGATGCGGGACAATGTGACCAGCCGGATGGTCACCAAAAATCGGGGTGGCGCTTTCGAGCCGGTCATTCGCGGCAGCACGACGGTCGGCACCTATAAGCGCGGCACCGCGACCTATGGCCGTATCAATCGCGTCAAGAATATGTGCCACTTCAAGATCCAGATCGACTGGTCGGATCATACCGCCCCGGCGACGGACACCGTCGTCGTGACCGGCTTTCCCCTGGAGCGGGACGCGGCACCGATCGAGCACGTCGTGATCGAATTTGCGGACCCCAATTTTGCAGGCGTCAGGGCCTCCTTCAGCGGCAGCGAGATCGTATTCTACAAGGCCGACAACAGCTTGCTGCGCCTCGCTGCCTCCGGATCGGTCATCATCTCCGGCTATTATTCGGTGAGGGCATGAGCATGGTCATCCTCCAGGTCACCATCGGCGGTCAGAAGATATACTTCAAAGGGTCGGATGCCGACTTCGAATGGACGAAGGACCGCCCCCAGGCAAAGGAATATACCGACGCGGCCTCGGCCCGCGCCGATCTGGTCGGTGCATCCATGGCGATGGACCATTACACCACACGGGCGATCGCCGTCGCCGCCTGACCTGCTCTTGTAGAGAGCATCTCTACAAGAGCAGGGCCTCCCGCCCGGCGACGGCGCGCGCATGGTCGCCGTCATGGCCGATCCTGCCGATATTCAGCGCCTTGTGGGCGATCTCTTGCGCGAAGGGCTGGTCGCGTCCGTCGATCATGACGCGGGCACCTGCACCGTCGACCTGTCCGACGATCTGACCACCGGCGATATTCCCTTCCTGTCGCCGCGCATGGGCGATGTGCGGATCTGGCTTCCGCCCGCGATCGGCGAGCAGGTCCTGGTGCTAGCGCCCGAGGGCGATACCGCTCGCGGGATCGTCATCGGCGGCCTTCCCACCGATGCCAGACCCCATGTCGGACGAGGTCCCGGCGCGGCGATCGAATTCGCCGACGGCGCGCGCCTGGCCTATGATCCGCAGACCCATGGCCTGACCATCACCCTCCCCTCTGGCGGCACCGCTGCGATCGTCGCAGATGGCGGCCTGTCGCTGAAGGGCCCGCTGTCCGTCGAAGGCGCAGTCGATATCACCGGCAAGCTGACCGCCAGCGACGATGTCGTGGGCGGCGGCAAAAGCCTGAAGGGGCATATCCACGACAAGGTCCAGCCAGGCCAGGGCGTGTCGGGCAAGCCGGTATGAATGGAATGGACCGTCATACCGGCCGTGCGCTCGGCGGGGCCGATCACCTGATCCAGTCGATCGACGATCGCCTGTCTACCCCGCTCGGCACCCGCATCGGCCGCCGCGACTATGGCAGCCTGGTGCCCGAGCAGCTCGACCAGCCCAATAATGCGCTCGGCCGCTTGCGCGTGATCGCGGCGGCCGCGCTGGCGCTGATGACAGAGACGCGCGCGCGGGTACGCCGCATCACCCTGGCCGCCGGACCCGACGCGCATAGCGTCGTGCTGACCGTCACCGGCACCCGCACCGATATGGCCGGGCGTACCGGCTTCACCGCCACCTCCACCATCCGCGCGCTGTCCGCGCTTTCGCAAAGGGCCACCCCATGAGCTTTCTCCACGGCATCAATGTCCGAGAGGTCACGCGCCAGCCGCGCGGGATCGCCACCGTCGCCACGGCGGTCATCGGCCTGGTCGCGACCGCGCCCGCTGCCGATGCCGCCGCCTTCCCCCTCGATACGGCGGTGAAGATCACCAATATCCAGGACGCGATGGCCAAGGCCGGGAACACCGGCACGCTGCTCCCCGCGCTGCGCGCCATCGCGGGTCAGGTCGATACCACGATCGTCGTCGTGCGCGTCCAGCCGGGCGGCACCGATGCGCTGACCACCTCGGCGATCATCGGCGCCGATGTCGCGGGCACCAAAACCGGGATGCAGGCCCTGCTGACCGCCCCGGCGCAGCTCAATGTCCAGCCGCGGATTCTCGGCGCTCCCGGCCTGGAGTCGGAGGCGGTGACCAAGGCGCTGGTGACGGTCGCGAAAAAGCTGCGCGCCCGCGTCTATGCCAAGGCCCTCGGCCTCGATCGCGGCCAGGCCATCGCCCACCGCGCGCTTTTCCCCGACGCGCGCGAGCTGACTCTGCTCTGGCCCAGCGTCACCGCGCCTTATGGCCCGAATGGCGCATCGATCGCCGTCCCCGTCGCGGCGGTCGCGATGGGTGCCCGCGCCGCGATCGACGCGACGCAGGGGTGGCACAAGACCCTGTCCAATGTCGCGCTGGCGGACCTCGACGGCCTGACCGACGACGTGACCTTCGACCTTCAGGACGACACGTGCGACGCCAATGTTCTGAATGCCTCCGAGCTGGTGACGATGGTGCGACTGGGCGGCGAGCTGCGCTTCTGGGGCAATCGCACCTGCGCGGTGCAGGGCAGCGATTTCGCGTTCGAAAGCGCCGTGCGCACCGCCCAGATCCTCGCCGACAGCGTCGCCCTCGGCCTTGCCTGGGCACTCGACAAGCCGCTGCTGCCCAGCCTGGTGAAGGATATCGTCGAGCAGGTGAATGCGCTTTTCCGCGTGGAAAAGCGCGCCGGATGCATCCACGGCGCCGTGGCCAGCTACGACCCCGCCAAGAATCCCACCGCGTCGCTAAAGGCGGGCAAGCTTCTGCTCGGCTTCCGCTACACCCCGGTCCCCCCGCTCGAAAATCTCGGCATCGAGCAGGAGATCACCGACGAATTCCTGCTCGATTTCGCCGCCCTCTCGGTCGCGGCCTGATCGCCTGACCATCCCCCTTTAGAAGGATAGCCCATGTCTTTCCCCCGTAAGCTGAAGCAGATGATGATCTTCGTCGACGGCGTCGGCTATGCCGCCGACACCGAAAGCGTCACCCTGCCCAAGCTGGAGCGCAAGCTCGAAAAATGGCGCGGTGGTGGCCTGAACCGCCCCGCCAACATCGATCTTGGCGGTGGCGACGATATCACCGTCGAGCATAGCTATGGCGGCCCCGTCCGTGCCCTGATCCGCCAATTCGGCGCACCGGGCATGAGCGACGTGCAGATCCGCTTCGCGGGTTCCTACCAGGATGACAGCACCGGCCAGATTCACACCTGCGTCATCACGATGCGCGGCCGCCACCAGGAGATCGATCGCGGCGAGCAGAAGCCCGGCGAGGCAGGCAGCTTCAAGGTCAAATCGGAGTGCGTCTACTACAAGGAAGAGTGGGACGGCGTCACCGATGTCGAGATCGACGTGCTCGGCATGATCGAGATCGTGGGCGGTGTCGATTTGATGGCGGGGCACCGCGACGCCCTGGGCCTCGCCTGATCGCCTGATCCTTCCCGGCCGGGGGCTGCGGCGCCCGGCCCCACCATGACCGGACCCACGCCATGACCGATGCCAAGAAATTCGTGACCATCACGCTCGATGAAGACGCCGTGACCGAAAGCGGTCAAGTCCTGATGCCCAAGGGCGCCGAGATTACCCTGCGCCGCCCCCGTGGCGGGGCGCTGCGCGGCGTGAATCTCGGCGGCCTGGTCCGCATGGATTACGACCAGGTCGCCCTGGTGGCGCCGCGCGTATCGACCCCCCCGCTGCTCCCCGACATTTTAGCCGTGCTTTCCACGTCGGATGTGACCCAGGTCGCCGGCGAGCTCGCAAATTTCTGTCTGACGAATGCGGCGCGGGAGGCGCTCTTCCCGTCCACGTAGAGGACGCGATGGCGGATATCGCATTCGTTTTTCACTGGCCGCCTCAGGCGATGGATCCTTTCTCCGTCGCCGAGCTGATGTCCTGGCGGGAGCAGGCCGCCCGCCGTCACGACCCGGAGCGTCATGGATCGTAATCTCCGCCTCAGCCTCATCATCCAGGCCGGTGACCGTGCCACCCGCCCCTTACGCGATATCGCGGGCGGGTCGCGTGCCGCGTCTCAGGCGCTGGCGGGCACCCGCGACCGGCTGAAGGATCTGGAGCGCGCCCAGGGCGATATCGCGGGCTTCCGCGCGCTGAAGATGGGCCTGCGTTCTACCGAGGGCGAATTGCAGGCCGCCCGCCAGCGCGTGACCGAGCTGGGCCGCGCCATGGGCCAGACCGGCAATCCCACCCGGGCCATGACCCGCGATTTCCAGCGTGCCAAGCAGGAAGCCGAGCGGCTGGAGCGCCAGCACGCGCAGGAGACGCGCCAGCTCGGCGAGCTGCGCACCCGCCTGGGCCAGGCCGGGATCGCCACCACCGATCTGGCCCGGCATGAGCGCGAATTGCGCCGCCAGGTGCAGGGTACGAATGAAGAGCTGACCGAGCAGGAGCGCCGCCTGGCGCGCACCGCCGATCGCGAGCGGCGCATGGCATCGGGCCGTGCCCGCTTCGGCCGGGCCCAGGGCATCGCCACGGGCATGGCCGCCAGTGGCGCGGCCGGGATCGGCACCGGCATGGCGATGGCCGCGCCGATCATTGCTGGGGTGAAAGCCGCCCAGGACTATGAGTCGACCATGACCGATATCGGCCAGAAGGCCGATCTGTCGCGACTCAAGACCGAGGCGCTGGGCAAGGGCCTGCTGGTCGCCGCCAGGGCGGCCAATCAGATGCCCGCCGATATGCAGGCGGGCGTCGACGCGCTGGCGGGCATGGGCGCCAGCGTACCCGACGCCGTGGCGATGATGACGCCGATCGGCCGCGCCGCGACCGCATACAAGGCCGAGATTGCCGATCTGTCCAATGCCAGCTTTGCCGCCACCGACAATCTGAAGGTGCCGATCGGCCAGACCCAGAAAGTCATCGACATCATGGCCGCCGCTGGCAAGGCGGGGGCTTTCGAGGTCAAGGACATGGCGGGCGTCTTCCCCTCCCTGACCGCCGCCTATCAGGCGCTGGGGCAGAAGGGCACCGGCGCCGTCGCCGATCTGGCGGCCGGGCTCCAGATCGCGCGCAAAGGCGCGGGCGACAGCGCCAGCGCCGGGACCAATCTGGCCAATGTCCTGCAAAAGATCAGCTCACCCGCCACCGCCAAGGCCTTCGAGAAGATGGGTGTCAATCTGCCCGAGGCACTGAAAAAGGCCTATAAGGAAGGCAAGACGCCGCTGGAAGCGATCGCCGAGCTGACCAATAAGACGCTGAAAGGCGACCTATCGAAGCTCGGTTATCTTTTCGAGGACAGCCAGGTGCAGCAGGGCCTGCGCCCGCTGATCCAGAATTTGGAGCTGTTCCGCAAGATCCGCGCTGACGCGATGAAATCGGACGGCACCACCGATCGCGATTTCGCCGAGCGGATGAAGGACTCGACCGAGCAGTCCAAGGCGCTGCGCACCAATGCCGCCACCCTGGCGATCACGCTCGGCGCCCAGCTGCTGCCCACCGTCAATGCCGGGCTGAAGGCGGTCAATGGCTTCGCCACCTGGATCGGCGATGCGGCTCGACGCCACCCGACTCTGACCAAGGCGCTGGCGATCGGCGCGGGTGCATTTGCGACGCTCTTTCTGGTGCTGGGGGGCGGCGCCATCGTGCTGGCCGGGCTCATGGCCCCATTCGCCGCCCTCAGCTTCGCGGCCGGGGCGCTGAGCATCGGCCTGCTCCCCGTGGCCGGGATCGCACTGGGTGTCGTCGCGGCCATCGCCGCGATCGGCGCGGTCGCGTACGGCGTCTATAAATACGGCCTCGGCGGGCTGATCGCCGCGCTGACGAATTTCAGCCCGGTCGGGCTGCTCTGGATGGCCTTCTCGAAAATGCTCGGGATGCTCGGCGTCACCGTGCCCGCCCGCCTGACCGATGCCGGGCGGTGGATGATCCAGGGCTTGATCAATGGCATCACCGAAAAGCTGACCGCGCTGAAGGCACTGGTGATTGGTGCGGGATCAAATATTGCCAGTTAGTTCCGGCGCACCCTGGGCATTCATTCGCCCAGCCGCGTCTTCCGGGGCTTTGGCGGCAATATCATCGACGGCCTGACCCTGGGCATCGCCGCCCAGGAGTCGGAGCCGGTGCAGCGCATGGACAGCCTGTCCCGCCGCCTGACCGCCGCGATCGTGACCGGCTCGGCGCTACCCGTCATGGCCATGGCGACGCCTGGCACCGGCGGTCGCGGTCTCGCGTCGGTCGCGTCAGCCCCCGCCCCCATCACCATCCAGATCTATGCCGCACCCGGTCAGAGCGAAGAGACGATCGCCGACATGGTCGCCCGCAAGCTCCGCGAGCTGGGCCTCGGCGCACCCGGCCCCGACTCGCCCAGCTTCGCCGATCGCCCGGATTGGGAGTAAGACATGCTGCTCGCCCTCGGCCTCTTCGCCTTCGGCATCGACACGCTGGCCTTTGACGAGATTCAGCGCAAGTCGAGCTGGCGCCACGCCACCGCCACCCGCATCGGCGCCCGCGACGCCAGCCAATATACCGGCCCCGGTGACGAGACGATCTCGCTGCCCGGATCCGTATTTACCGAGATCGCGGACGGAAAGGTCTCGCTCGACGAGATCCGCCGCATGGCGAACACCGGCGACGCCTGGCCGCTGGTCGACGGGCGCGGCTATGTCTACGGTGCCTATGTCATCACCGCCCTGACAGAGAAGCTCAAGCACCTCTGGCCAGACGGCAGTCCGCGCCGGATCGATTTCACCATCGATCTGCTCTGCGTCGACGAGGATCCCGCATGACCCAGCCGATCGCCGATTATCTGGTCACGGTAGACGGCCGCGACATCACCGGCATCATTCGTGGCCAGGTGTCACTATCCGGCGGACGCACCCGCCCCCGCCTGATTTCCATGGGGATCAGCGAAAAGCGCGGCGAGGAAGCCGACACTTTCGACTTGGTGCTCGACGACAGCGACGATGCGCTCGACCTGCCCCCGACCGGCGCGAAGATCCGCGTCTCGCTCGGCTGGCGCCAGGGCAGCGGTGTGACGCTCGGCTTGGTCGACAAGGGCGAATTCCATGTCGAATCGATCGACCATGGCGGATCGCCGCCCGCCCTGACCATCCGCGCCAAGGCGGCGGACTTCACCGCCGGGCTGAAGCAGCGCCGCGAGAAGGGCTATCACGGCACCACCCTGGGCGCGATCGTCGCTGAGGTGGCGCAGCGCCATGGCCTCAAGCCCCGCTGCGCCAAGGCGCTAGCATCGATCGCGGTCGGGGCCAAGGCGCAGAGCCGGGAAAGCGATCTCGCCTTCCTGCGCCGCCTGGGGCGCGAATTTGATGCGGTCGCGACGGTGAAGGCGGGCGCGCTGATCTTCAAGCCGGTCGGCGACGGCAAATCGCCCTGCGGCACCGCGCTGCCGACCGTCACCATTACCAGGCGCAGCGGCGACGCCCACCAATACAGCCGCCAGAAGCGGGACGATGCCGAGGGGGTGGAGGCGCAGTGGCACAATCGCGCTACCGGCAAGCGCGAGACCTTCACCACCGGCAAGGCCAAGGGTGACGGCGCCAAGTCCCGCCGTCTGTCCCGCGTCTATCCGACCGAGGAAGCTGCGCGCCAGGCCGCGACCGCCGCCACCAGCCGCGCCGCCCGCGACCCCGTCAGCTTCTCGATCACCCTTGCCCTCGGCCGTGCGGATCTTGGCCCCGAGCAGAAGGCGACCGTCACGGGCTTCAAGCGCCAGATCGACGCAATCAACTGGCTCATTACTGAGGTTTCTCACAGCTTTGAAGATAGAGGCTTCACCTCACAAATCAGACTTCAGCTATCTTAATTGAATCCGAAAACATTCAAATATTAGCCAAGCCCGTCTAATAAGAAAGAATGGCCATTCTTTTGGAGATAACTGACAACATTCGCCATAACGTTGTTGGTTTTACTAAAACTAGATGCATAGACTCGCAAAAGATTTCTAACCATATCAATTTTTTCATAGGTGACTTCACTAACGAACTGCATTTTTGATATATCGCCTCTTTCGGCTTCCGTTAGATTCCCGTCAATCAGAAATCTTATTGCTCTACTTTGAGTTTGAGTGACACCCACTTTGACCCATTCAGAAGCACCTAAAGCATTTTTACTCGGCGAAAAAGTTTCGACATCGCGAATATTTTGGGTATGTGCGATGACATTAGACAGTCTAGATACACTGCGCTGCATCTCCACTAGACTATTGGCCATGCTTTGAACGTCTAAATGCTGCGCCTCTAACTTCGACACCTCAATGTTGCCAAATTGTTGAAGATAACCCCTGTATCCTTTTTTGCCAAAAGCCTCGACAGAACCGGAGATGGCTGCAGACAATTCTTTTTTGAATTTATTGATATCCGCGAATCTTAAAGTTCTTGGATATTGCAAATGCTTAACTGGCGAAATATCAAAACTGAACGGTGTATCATCATCAATAATGATGACTACCGGCTTCTCAAACGCCATTCTCATGCCCAATTCAAACATGACGTTTGGATTGCGGCCCGACACATCGGCGACAACGATACTATTGTTATATAGATTTGTAACGATGTCAGATAGAATCACACCACCGGCAGCGTTCTCACTGACTAATTTCGAAATAAAACCTGAATCGGATGCAGCCTCACATATAATCTCATGCACGTCTTCCCAATGCGCACTCGTATAGTCATCCATGGCAGCAATTGGCCGGACAATACCACATACCATTTTATCTTGATTAGGCTGCCTAGCCTCCGCCGCTTTATCGGTCATTATTTATAATCCCGCAGATATCTCGCCCTATTTGTCCTAGTCTTAGAGCCCGACCGAAAATTGAGTTGAGCGATTTCAGTCAGTTGTGATTCACCGGGGGTTACGAAGACCACGGGGATCACATGGGCTGGACCGAAACCGCTCGCCGGAGACATGACAGAAGAGGGCTGC